AGATAGTAGGGTCTCAATATACCCCTTGTATCCCATGCGACCCTTATGTCCGATTTGCACCTTTGTTTCCAGGATTTGTCCCCCCCGGGATTTTTGCAAACACAAAGTCCGAGAAAAGGCAAAGCTTAGACGGCTTGTATGTGTGTATAGTCATACAAGCCGTCTAAGCTTTGGTGGTCCTTCGTGGGGTCTCGGTGTTACAGAAGCTTCTTGACGAATGTCAGGGCTTTTGAAGTCACGATGTGCGTGCGCTCGTGTCCGACGATAACCGCGATTCCAACGAGGTTGGCGACGACGGTTACGATCACGTCCTTACTCACACCAGGCGGGGTCTGTGCGACCTTCATGGCGTGAAGTTGGGCGAGCTGCGTAACCATCGCCGCGTACTCTTCGGAGTTTGCGGGATATAGCGGGAGTTGGGTCAACACGTCGTCGATAGCCTTCTCGAGTCCAAGGTCATTGGGCGAGGGCTTCTTGAACATGCGTTCTCCTTAGGTAGGGTTCTCACTATAGCCTAAGTTTGGCTCGCGAACGCGTTACGAGGCAGGAGGAGCGTTGACCTTGAACAGGATCTGGTCCTTGTTGACGATCTCGTCCGGGTGGTCCTCGAGGTTGAGCGAGATCAGCTTGGAACCGTCCTCCGGATTGACCTCGACGTCGATGGAACCGTCGTACTTGGCGTCGGAGTTGTCGTAGGCCTTCTGCGCTCGGCCCAGGAAGACACCCAGGAGGGCGTCCAGAGCCACGACGGTCGCAGCGACCTTGGCCGTGGGCTCCCAGCCCCAGAGCGTTCCGATGGCGCCGATGGCGATGGCGAGACCAGGCAGGAACACCCGAGCGATGAACTCGAGCTTGCTGTACTGGTCGTCCGTGAGCCACGGGTTCTTGGGCTGGTCGAGGACCTCGTGGTCCCCAGTGGTGTCAGTCATGTCTTCTTGCCTTTCTTGTTGAAGTTGGCCGAGAGAGATACAGGTCGAGGAGGGGTCTCCATCCCTGCGCGTGCCATGATCTGCTCGAGGGAGAAGATATGACGCTCACAGTCTACGACCTGGATCTCAAGCTGTTGGATCAGTGTCTCCTGCGTAGAGAGGAGTGCCTCCTGATACTCGGCTTGGAACTTGCGCCGACGCGCGATGTCGGTGTTCAGCTTCGAGATAGCGATCACCAAACCACCGGCGCCGGCAAATATCGCCGTGATTACTGATTCCTCGTTCACGCGCTATCACCCTCCCCGGTGTCATTGCTTCCAGTTAACGCCGCCACTCCCGTTTGATACAGCGACGTAACGCTGGGCGATCTTCCAGACTCCCCCAACGTTTACGTACGGAACAGCCTGCTTCCATACGCCCCCCACATTGACCCAGGCGCCTTCCTTGGTTGTGAAGGCTTTCCAGGCGGTACCGACACTGTAGCCGTTCGCGTTGTGGGCGAACAACCTCATGTAGTACTGCGTACCAGGGATGAGTCCACCAATGGACCCTGCGACTACATACGCCGGAGCGTACGTATCCGATGCGCCAGTATCTGACGCGGTTGTGTTGATGCGGAACAGAATCCCGTCGACTGCAGAACCGCCGTTGTCCGGGACCGTGATTCCGATCGCCGTGACGGTGTCCTGCTCGGTCGAGGAAATGCTCCAGCTCTCGGCGGGAGGCCCAGGCAGACCAGATCCCGTCTTGAACGAGGCCCAGCCGCCCCATGCGCCATATCCGAACGTGTTGTTGGAGAAGCGCACACGAGCGTAGTACGTCGTGTTTGGGGTGAGACCCGTGATCGTCCTGCTGGTCGCGTAGGCGCCGTTGGTGATGACCGTGGATCCGGTCGAGTTGGCTGCCTTGTTGTACTCGACCTGCAGGTTGTTCAGCGTGCCACCGTTGCCGGTTGCGACCCACCCGATGATGCGTGCAGAAGTAGACGTGATGGTATCTGCACTGTACGAACCATCGGTGAAATATGGCGCAAGAGCACCTGTGGGGAGCGAGAACGTACCCGTGATGACGCCGTCTCCGACAGCACCCACGTTGTCGATCCGTCCTGAGACAGACGCCGCCGTGTTCTTCTGGAACGCAGGCACGGTGTTGAACAGCTTCACGCCACCACCCGAAGGGATGGAATATGCGATGTTGGAACCGCTCTCGTCAGTACCGTCGCCCGAGGTGGCCCAGGTGTTGACACTGTCCGAGACGGAACCCTCGAATTCGGCGTAGAAGTTGCAGTTGAAGATCGCCTGCGTGTGGTCCGCAGTGTAGGAAACGGTGTAGTCCAGCCGAATACGGGCCTGGTAGGGAGAACCCTGCCAAGCGCTGTAGAGGGTAGTCACCGCGGCCTACGGGGTGTACTTGAACCAGATGTCGCCAGGGCTTCCGCCACTGGGAGACGCCGGGTCAATCGTGATGGTGCCCTTGAGGCCCAGCGCTGTGCGTGCACCGGCAGCGTCCGTAGCCCCTGTACCGCCCTTGGCGAGCGGCCAGACAGCAGGGATCGAGTTCATGACGTCTGCGATGTAGTCGCGAGTCGTGTTGATCTCGTCGTCGCCGTCCTTGACCAGTCCGGTTGAACCGCTGACCTTTGCCAGGCCTGCGGCAAACGCTCTGTCTCCAGCAGCCATTTTCTTCCTCCCTTACATCGAGTTCCAGACCTCGGTCGTGTAACCGGAGTCCCACTTCTTGGTGATGGACACGGAATCCCAAGATCCAGCGACCAGGAACGAGTCGAGTGTCAGGGTGGGGTAGCTACGCTCGCCCTCCTTGTCATGAACAAAGATCTGCTCAGACACACGCATGATGTTGCGCGCACCTCGATCGCTCCGCTGCTCTACCAGGTCGCCGAGCTTGTAGTCGACCCCGTAGACCAGGGAAGAGTTCTGCGGGACCTTTCCGTCGAAGCCAATGAGAACCCGGTGCTTGGCCAGCTCCTCCATACCACGCTGATCCAGCTTGGCGTTGAGACTGGCAAGGGTAACCCCACCAACTCCGACGATGTCCGTGATGTCGTTTGCGTCGACGATCAGGACCTTCTTCTGGAACCCCAGAACAGTTGAGTCCACGCCCTCGCCATAGACGACCCGAGAGCCACCCGGAGCGAAGACGTACGCCGTGTTCTTGAGGTCCTTGGTCGACGTCAGATCCGACGTGTCGGTCAGGTTGTCCAGATCGGACGAGAATATGACCGCAGGCAGGACGCTCTGAGACGACGTACGGTCGTACCCGGTGTAGACCTCGAAATATAGCTTCGAGTCATCGGCCGGGCGGACCAGACGGAAGCCCAAGCGGTAGATGTCGCAAAGGCTCTTGATCGTGTTGAACAGGGTGTCGATCTCGGTCTGGATGATCGGAGTCACGGTGGGCTCCGGGATCATGCCCGAAATATAGCCGCCCACGGTCTGGATGAACGGGATCCGCTCAGGGTAGTAGAACGGTCCTGTGCCACCGATCTGGTACTGGAACGCAGTGTTGGTGACACAGCAGTCGGACACCAACTGCCGAAGGATCGCTGTGGGGGTCGCCCCAGCACCTCCTACGCCACCCGACCCGCCAAGATATAGAGTCGATGTGGCCGTCCCTGCGGTGATGTTGCCGTACTTGTTCGGACGCTCCTTGAGAACCCCCTCGAGTGACTCGCCTTCGACCTTGAGGATACGGACGCCATCGTCGTTGAGACTCGTCTCTACGCTCTTGGTGACCATCACTCGGTCGGACTTGTCAATCGCCAGCATGGTCCCCTGGTTGAACAAGGGATTCTCGGCGACGAGGGGGTCGATCTCCAGGATGAAGTCTCCGCTGTCGACGAACCGATCCGTCCAGATCATGGACTCGTAGTTCTCGACAACTTCGTCACGCCTGAGCTGGTCGTCCAGGATATAGACCTCCATTACAACCCTCCGTACCTAGGCGTGTAGTACAGCGTCCACGGAACTGCAGCACCTGACGCGTCGATCCGGAAGTAGTTCACACCCGGGTAGAGCGGCGCAAACCTGGACGCCACGGTGACGGCGTACAGCAGGGACGAGCCAGGCGACTTGGTGTTCTTGACGTACTTGTTCTTGGCCAGAGTGCTGATCTCAACGACGTCGAGGTTCGCAAGCGCAGCCGTGATGTCGACCTTCTCGTACACCGACGCGCCGAAACGCTTGAGGAGGACTGTGAGACCCGTTGACATCGTCCGGTTGACCGGGATGACGAGCCTGTAGCCCACCTCAAGCGTTCCAGCGTAGTTGATCGTCGTGTCCGTGGCTCCGGACGGGTCGTGCGTGTTGCCGGTCACAGAGAGCTCTGTGGGGCCGTAGAAGGCCGGATCGGCACACAGGATGGAGATGTTCACCTCGGGGTCCTTGGCGAACAGTGGGGTCTCCATCGTCTCGACCTGGCCCGTGATGAGAGCGGTCGGAATGGAAGAGCCATCGTCGTAGAACTTGAGAGTGACGAAGGCCTTTGGCATGAAGTACTTGTAGAGGGTCGCCCTGAGCGTGCGCACAGTCGACCCTCCGGAATATGGCTCCATGCCGAGCTTGATGATGATGTTCCGGGGCTCTCTCCGTGCACCCTGGAACTGAGCTCCGTCCAACTGAGCGAAGGACGAACTGCTGATCGTGGCCTTGACCGGGTCGAGCCCGTCAATGCTCTTGACCGTATATCCTGCGCTCACGTCCTGCAAAGGAAGCGACAGCGTGTTGCCGAATCCATCGAGTGCTTCGATCTTGGTAAGCATTACGCTGTCGCCTCCTTCACAACGGACAACTGGTTCTTGGTCTGTCGGTAGATATCCGCCGTGGACAGGGCCTTCGGCGAGTAGTTGTTCTGCTCGAGCTGGATCACAGTACCCGCGTTGTCGGCAGCCTGCTGCGCCTTCATATCCTGCTGAATCTTCTGCTCAGCGGAGATGGACTTGGCCGTCTGAGACGACGTGGTCGGCGCGATGTCCTTCGGAGCGAGAATATCGTTGATCCCTGCCGCGTCCTTACGGAAGCTTGAGAGATCGAGTACGGGTGCGATGACCGGCTGCAGCTCCATATCCCCACTGAGCACAGCTCCCAGACCACTCATGGAGTCCCGAAGGCCATCCACTGCGGTCTTTCCGAGCCTGCGTGCCTGCAGGTCAATGACGTTGTTGTTCTTCTCCATACCGTTGGCCAGGCCAAGGACGGTGAACTTGCCGATCTCCATGAACACCCGCGACGGGGACTTGATGCCAAGCTCTTTCTTGAGCTCGTCGGCGATCGCCTTACCGATGGACTTCATCTTGTCGGTGATCGTCTTCAGGTTGGCCTCAAGACCGTCGACCAGACCCTTCGCAGCGTTCACGCCAGCCTGGTAGAGCTCTTCAGACGCAGTCTTACCGAGCGATGTAGCCGAATCGGAGAGGCTGCTGTCGATCTTGTTGAGCTCAGCGATCGTGCTACCGCCACTCGCCAGGAGCTGGTCGAGGAACGGCTGCACCGCAGTACCCTGCTCGAGGAACTTCTTGTAGGAAGTGTCGTCGAGTCCCAGCTTGCGAAGCTGGTCAAGTGTTGCCTTGAACTTGATGTTGTCTTCAGTTGCCTTGCGGATGGCGTCGAAGTACTCGTCGAGAGACGTAGTCGCATCGAGCGTCGGAAGGACGGAGTACTTGTCCGTGATGCTCTTCGCATAGTCATCCCTTACCTTGACCGCATCGACGTAAGCCTTCTGCGCGTCTTCGAGCTTCTGCTTGGTCACCTCGTACTGACCACCAAGCGCGATGAGTTGGGCCTCCTGGGCCTTCCTCTGCTTCGAGATGGTGAGATATGCAGCGTCCAGCTTCTTCTGCTCAGCCAGCGCCAGAGCCAGTTCGGCCTTGGTCTTGGCAATCGCAGCCTTGTTCGCCTTCGTCTTCGGCTTCTTGTTCTCCTCCTTGAGCTTGTCCTGGAGGTCCTTCACGTGCTTGGCGGCATCGTCCTTAGCCTTCTTGATCTGATCGGTGATGACCTGCAGAGCGTTCTTTATCTGCTCCTTACCAGTCACCACACCGTTGACCAGACCCTGGACGACGTTCTTGCCGATCTCATGGAACACCTTCGAAGGCGAGTGGATCCCGAAGATCCCCTTCACGCCGTCGATGATGCTGCCACCCAGGTCCTTGAACTTCTGGATGGCCATGCCGCCGAGCGAACCGATGCCGTTGATCATGCCGTCGATGATGGCCTTGACCAGATCGACACCAGCCTGGTTGAGACGCCCCGAGTTCTGGTTGATCCAGAGGGTCAGACCCTCCAGGAACTTGATCAGGGTGTCGCCCGCGGCCTTGATGATCCGCAGACCCTGCTCTCCGATCGCCTTGATGAACGCGATGATGAGATCCGCGCCCGCCTTAGCGATCTTCGGCACCTGCTTCGCCATTCCGTTGAGGATACCCGTGATGATCTGGTAACCAGCCACCACCAACTTCGGAATATAGGTCACGATCAGGCGGATGAGAGAGTCCAGAAGGACCCCCACGGCCTGCATGATCTTCGGCGTGAGCCTGATGATGGCGTCGAGGAGGCCAGTAACGACCACCACGATTGCCTCGATCAGAGCAGGAGCGGCCGCGATGATGGCGCCTGCGAAGGCAACCAGTGCGACCTGCAGTGCAACCATGACGGTCGGGATGATCCCGATGACCGTCGCCATGATCGCAGTGAGTGCAGCGATGCCCAGAGACCCGGCAGCGATGAGGAGAGTCAGCGCAGTCGCGAATGCGAGTACACCGGCTCCCGCCAGAGCCAAACCGAGCCCCAGAAGGGCTACTGCAGCCCCCAGAAGGAGGATCTCAGGGATGATGGGGCTAAGGACGAGTGCTGCTACACCGAACACAGCCAGAGCCCCTGCGAGGGCCACAAGGCCGTGCAGGAGTTCGTCCCAGGACATGCTTCCGAGCACCTTGAGCACGGGAGCGAGGATGGCCAGAGCGCCCGCTGCCACGACGAGAGCCGCAGCACCAGGGAGAGCCCCAGACATGAGATATAGACCCCCAGCGAGGATCAGGAGGGCTCCAGCGATGCCTACGAGGCCCTTCGCCATCTCCTCCCACGACATGGTGGCCATGATCTTCATAGCCCCAGCGATGATATTCAGGGCGATGCCGACCAGGATGAGGCCAGCGGCCGTGACGACCATCATCGGACCCGGCATGAGGTGCATCGCCGCAGCGATAACGACCAGAGCACCGCCGATACCGGCGAGACCCTTACCGATCGTTCCCCATTCCATGGCGCCGAAGATCGAGATGGCTCCTGCCAGGATCACGAGCGCCTCACCGATGAGGATGAGAGCCGCGGCCTGGAAGACCATGTTCTTCGGCATCAGGCGCATTGCTGCAGCGACTGCGGTAAGCGCACCCACAACGCCAGCAAGGCCCCGTCCGATCTCTTCCCAGCTCATGGTCGCGAAGATCTTCATCGCGATAGCCAGGATATTCACAGCGACTGCGATGCCGTTGAGGGCAACTGCGTTCGCCAACATGCTTGCGGTGGGCATAGCGTTCATAGCCACCATGATGATCGTGAGCATCCCAGCGAGACCCGCCAGACCCTTGAGCATGTCGCCCCAGGATATGGTCGAGAGGATCTTGACTGCTGCCGACAGAATCAGCATGGCCCCAGCGAGCAGGACCATCGACGCTGCGATCAAAGGAATCTTGATGAACCCTCCGGAGCCAGCGATCTTGCTGAGCACCGCCATGGAGGCCAGCAGCTCCGTGAAGATCGCCGCCATCCCAGCCAGGGCAACGGAGAGCTTCTTGGAGTCGATGAGAGAGAGCGCAACCACCGAAGCGGTCAGAAGTGCAACCGCACCAGCGATCATGAGGAGCGTCTTGGCCTTAACCTGCTGCTCCATCGCCTTGAGCGACCCGGTGAGTGCGTCGAAGGACTCCCCGATCTTCCCGAGGAACCCGCCGCCGACGTCGACCTTGACTCCGTCCTTCATGAACTTCTTGAAGAGGAGCGCGATCGCACCGAAGATCACGGTGTTGATGGTGTCGAGCATGGCCGAGTAGTCGCCCGACGCAATCGAGTTCTGGATCAGAGGCCCGATGTTGCCGAACAGGGACGAGATTCCCTCGAGAACCTGGGCGAACACGGGGCTCAGGCTGGCGAAGAAGTTGACCACTCGGTGACCGGCTGCGACGAGAGTGTCGAGCAGGCCCTTGAGAGGGCTCAGACGGTCAGAGACACGACCGAAACCGTCAGCGGCCGCGTTGATGCTGGCCGTTGCAGTGCCGTCGAAGAGCGCCTGGATCGCGCCACCGATCGCATGGATCAGAGCGTTCACCGGAGCCATGACCGTGTTGAGGGTGCGGAAGAAGGGGATGAGTGCCCCGTTCTTGATGGCGTTGTCGATGCGAACAAGGAAGTCGCCGATGTTGGCGGTCGCATCGAGGAGACCGGAGCCGGCCCCACCGAACGACTTGACCAGATCGACTACCACACCGATCACTCCGGAGAGAATCGACTTGCCGATGCTGAAGATAGCGAAGACTCCAGCCATCGTGCGCTTGAGCTTGTCCGCGGTATCTGCTCCCAATTTGAGCCCTGCGAAGAAGTCCCTCACAGCGACCGTGGCGTTGTACAGATCCTGCCCAGTCTTGGCCGGGAAGATCTCCCGGAACGCGTCCTTGATCGGCTTGATGATGGAGATGACCGCCTTGAAGGCGTTCTTGATGGCCTCGATGCCTGCTGCGCGCCCGCCGAGCTCCTTCCAGTCCTTCAGAAGGGAGTTCCTTGCGTTCGCCCACGTGTCCAGCACCCCCTGAATGGAGGTGGTGAAGTCGGTGAACATGGCCGTGGACTCGGTGACGTTGCCCAGGATGATCTCGAACGACGAAGTCCAGCCCGTTCCGACAGACGCCTTGAGGGTGTCCATCATCATGGGGAGGCTCTTGACGTTCTGAGCCGCGGAGAGAGCCTTCTTACCGATGGCCGTAGTCTCGTCGCCGAAGTCTCCGAGGACGTTGGTCAGCACCTTGGCGCTTGCCCATCCATCGGACAGCTTCTCGTTGAACAGTTGGGCGGTGCTGGAGGCTTCCTTGGACTTGGACCCAGCGATGGTGTAGGCGTCTGCCCCGACCTTCTTCAGGGTACCGGCGGCAACGGCCCCGGCAACCATCTGGTCCTTCCACTCCTTGGTCGCCACGTTTGCCAGGTTCAGCGACTTGTAGTCCGTGGTGGTCAAGAAGCCGCCCGCGATGCTCTGCGAGAGGTTGTAGAACGCGATCTGAGCCTCGCCAGCGCCCTGACCCGCGAGTGCGACCATGTTGGCGATACCCTTGATTGCAGGGATCGAGACCTTCATGTCCACACCAGCGTTGGTGAACTTGGCGAACGCGCCCGTCATGTCAGACAGGTTGAAGACGGTCTTGTCGGCGTACGTGTCGAGCTCGTTGAAGTACTTGTTGACCTCGGTGATGCTCTTGCCAGTCGCGTTCATGATCGTCTGGACCGAGGTGAGCTTCAGGTTGTAGTCCTTGAAGCCTTCCTTGACCGGGTCAATCGTGAACGACTTCGCGATCTGGGTGCCAGCAGAAATGGCCTTGCTGGTGATCGTCGAAAGAGCCGTCACACCGATGGTCGCGAGAGCAAGGAACTTGTTGCTGACGCCCTCCACGACGGTTCCGATGTTGCCCATCGTGAAGCCCTTGCCCGCCTGGTCGAGCTCGTTCAGGGCCTTCTTGCCAGTGGAGAAGTCAAGGCTCTGCTTGAGCTTGTCCAGCGTAGAGATGGTCGTGCTCACAGCCGACTGAAAGGCCGCGTTGTCGAACTTGAGTTGAACGATGCGGTCGTCAATGCTACTGCTCATGCGCTGGTCACCACCTTCCAGATGTCGGCTGCGATTTGGTCGAAGATCGGCTGGATAGCCGGGTTGATGAAGTCACGCCCTTGGACGTAACCTCCTGTTCCAGTTCCGTGTCCGTACTGGAGCAAGATTGCGATCGGTGAGCCCCCCTCGACGTGCGAGTTGTGCCACTCGATGGAGTGTGACCGCCCTTGCTTGACGATCTTGTAGGACCAGGCCTTTGCTGTCTCGCCTGATTCCACAGGAGTCGCCGCTGCAAGAGCGGTCACACCCATCTGTCCGTACTTGTCGAGCTGCGAGAATATGTCATCTCTCGCCATCTTCGCCAAGAAGGCCTCAGTGTTCTTGAAGGAGCCTCTCGATTCGAACCGAAACATGACTCCTCCAAAAATGACTAGACCGGCTTGAGGTGAAGGTGCAGGGCCTGCTTGCGCCCGACGAACGAGTGCTTCTTCGGGTCGAGCCCGAAGCCGTGCTTGAGCTGACAGGAACGCACGGCAGCGTCCGTCTGGTCGCGGTAGTTGCCCGTGACCGGAAGCTTTGCGCCGTGGTACTTGTTCAGCGCCCGCTGAAGGTCCTTGACGTCGTCGTTGGACAGCCCGTACTTCAGGTTGCTCAGACGAACGGGGACCATCACCTGGACCGGGGGCTTGGGGGCCGGCGGCTTCGGCGGAACGGGCGGGTGGAGCTGGCGGTAGGTCTTGCCCACCGGGAGACGGCCACCGGGGGACCAGGAGGTCCACCAGACCTTGTCCTTGTTGCCCGTCCAGCGCGGAAGCGCCATCGGAGCAAGCTCGAACGTGCCCCAGCCCATGTAGTCGGTGGTCCAGGCCTCCAGGTCAGCCGCAGCGACCCAGCAGTGGTGGAACTTGCCGAGCGGGGCGAAGAGAGCCGCACCCTCGGGGACGTCGCGGATGTCGGCGAAGTGCTTCTCCGAGTCCGGAACGTCCTCCCACCAGACCTTGGCGGACTTGCCCCAGGACTGCTGGCCCCACGAGCGGCGAACGACGCCGACGCAGTTGGCACCCTCGGCGATGATCTCGGGACCGTCGCCCAGGGGCTTGACGCACCAGGCCTTGTGCTGTGCGAGGGTGAACGTCATGCCTCGTCCTCCTCGATCTCGGGAACGACGATGTCGGCGTTCAGGTTGTCCTGGACCTCGGAGTCGACGTGGTCGAACTCGGGGCCGATGGTGTCGGACGGGTCGTCCTCGTCGAGCTCGGGCTCGAACTGGTTCTCGCTCATGATGCCTCCTTACGTAATGGGGAACGACATTCCGTCAAGAGAGACGAAGCCGTTCGCACCGTTTGAGTTGATGGTGACTGAGCCAGTAGTTCCGATATCGACTCGGCCACCGTAGTCGTTGACACCGAAAGTGTGCGTGTGCGCAGTACCAGCGCTTGCTGCGCTTGTTGCCTGTGCTGCGTGGACGCTGATGACGCCGGAAAGAAGCAGGTTTGCCGTGGGGCGATACCCTGCAGGAAGCGTAAACGCCGCCAAACCCAGTGTTCCAGACTTGATCAGACCCCTCAACTGAACCATGTCGCCGACGATGCGGTAACCAGCAGACTGGAAACCACTGCCGTAGTTGACCCATGAGTTTGTGAACGTGGGCGCAATCCAAGCGACAGGCCCAGATACCTGATACCAGGCGTTCCAGGTCCCACCCGTCCTTGTTCGAACGAAGACCCTCGGGTTTGACGCCGTTAGTTCTGTTGCGACCTGCTTGGAGTACTGCGAGGCCACATTGCTGTGCTGCTGACACTCGATGTACCACCAGTTGGCGTCCGGAGCATTCGTGATGCCGGATCCGTTGTAGAAGCCGCCCATGTAGTAGTTGTTGGCGTCTCCACCGGATATGTCGATGGTGCGGGTGATCTGGAGCTGGTCGGTGACGGTCTTGTCGTAAACCTCGAAGACTGACGCACCAGAAGCTCCCGGTGCGAACCGAGCGACCATCTTGGCGTTCGCTTCATCTCGGACGTAGAGATTTCCATCCACAGAGCCGAGAGTGTACAGACGCCACTTCAGGACACCGTTCTTCTTCATCTGAATATCAGCACCGCCACCACCAGCGCCAGCATCGGCTCCTGCAAGGATCAGCGTTGCTGCATCTGCAGTGGTTCCGCCCCTACCAAAGGTGTGAATGAAGCCGGGCTTGGAGATGTTGTCGGTCGCGTTGTCGATGAGGACCGAGTTTCGGCCCGTAGTTCCGTTTCTGATGATGAACGAAGGTGTGTTTGCCCATGCATCTGCTGCGTAAGAAGCAACCTCCCACCCCTTGTTGGACTCTCCGGAACTCGACTCGTTGGAGTGCTTGAAGACGAGACCTACGCTTCGCCCGACGGCAGTAGCACTCACTGCGCCTCGGATTACTGCGCCAGCGAAACCTCCGGCGGAATTGTCCTGGCTGACGTGCATGATCGGAAGGGCGCCGGCCTCGTTGTTCGACCCTGCGAGGAGGAACGAGTTGGACTGAGGACCTACCCAAAGACCTTCAACGAACTGCTTGATGCCGTTGATCACCTGGTTCCCGAAGGTGTTGACTCGGGAGTAGATGTCGCCCTTCTGGGCCATGTGCACAGTCTCGATCCAGCCGGAACCGTCGAAGATGTACGACGGGTAGCCTCTCTGGTTGAGAACCCAGACCTTCATCGACTTTACGACGACCGGGCCTGCCCCAGAGAACTCGATTCCGAAGGATGCCGACGTCGAGTCTGCCGTGAAAGCCAACGCGAGCGTGACGTCCTGGTCCTTGATCTTGAGAAGGTGACCCGAGGTCTTGTAGCCGACCGTGAACGCGACGTCAGGGCTACCCGTGGGGACACGGACCTTGACTTGCGCGAAGTAGGATTCCCCCGGAGACAAACCGCTGATCGGAATGCCCGCAAAGTGGTTTCCAGAGCCTGCACCACCCGTGAGGGTGACGCCCCCGCCGGCCACAGAGAACGTGACTGCGGTGTCATAGCCGAAACCATACGCAATCCAGTTGGCGGTAGAGGATTCAGGGTTCTTCACAGCCATCAGATCTGTGAGTCCGGCGAAGTTTGCCGAGTCGAAGAACATCTGACCGCTGATCGGAGACCCCGGTGCGCCACTGTTGATGGACGCAGCAGGACCCACGACGTTACCAGCGTCGATCGTAGACCCATCGAACTTCGTGAGGATCAGGTGCCCGCTGGAAATCGAGCCCCCGACGACGGAGGCAGCTTCGATGGCGAGCATCCGTGCCTTTGACAGGCCGTCAACTACTCCCATTTTGAACTCCCTTCACCAAGAGGCTACTCGGTAACTTGTTGAGTCGAGCCAGACGGCCGACGGTGAGTTGATCACGAACGAAGTGGCATCGGTCATGTGGACCATGCTGTCTGGACCGGTTGCAGTCCAGGTTCCATCGCCGTGGTCGATGACTACGAAGATTGCGTTCGCCTCGTAGATGTTGATCAGTTCCGGAAGGTGCGGGATTCGAGGAGCAGAACCACTCGACCCGTAGAGCAGGTCCTCCACAAGAGCCAACGCCGCCGGAGAGGTGTCGAAAGTGTTGAGGATGACGTGGGACGAGGGCCTTACTCGGTCGATCTTCTCCGGAGTGGTGTGGAGGTTCCACTTGAAGGAGGTCGGACTGGCCCAATCCGAGGTCTGGTAGTCGATCTGGGCGGGCAACAGCCTGGCGTTGTAGACCAGGTGGTACACATACCCATCGTCGACGGTGACCCGGTAGGACAGATCGAACTCCTCGCCCTTGTCTAGCTCGACCGGGTAGGTCAAGGCTTCGACGGTGGCTGCAAACCCCTCGGCGAGCATCCCTTGGACGTACGGCTGCCCGTCGTAGTAGACAATCGTGTGGTCCGAGTCTTCGGGCAGTTCATCGACAGCAACGAGGCCATTCCAAGCCACCGGCGTGCCGATGCGAGGATATACAACGCCCCTGTCGACTCCGAAGCTGATCTCGCGCGAGATAAAGTCGTCCCACACGAGCCGAGTCATGCGAAGATCGCAAGCAACTCTGCAACGGTCGGGAAACGCGGGGCCAGAGAGACCGTCCCGTACAGGATGTCCTCCAGCGTCGTGACGCGACCGCTTGTGGTACGCCTCGTGTCGACGACGAAGTGCGACGTCGGTCGGAAGCCTGTCGCCTGAGGAGGCTGAGTCGAGATCTGCCAACTCAGCGTCGTCAGAGGAGTGTCCTGGCCAATCGTCTGGTGATTCCTCGAAGAAGGAGCCGCCAGAGCGTTGTAGACCAGGTGGATCTTGTACCCGAGGTCCAGTCCCTGCAAGTCGTCTCCGACTCGAGTCCTGTAGGACAGGCTGAACTGCTTGCGCTTCTGCTGAGTGACAGTGAGACCGCTGTACAACTCGGTCGAACCGTCGCAGGGACCGAACTCTCGTGGGCTTGAGAACGCCTCGAGCGTGGCTTCGAAGTCCTCGGTCGCGGAGATCTGCACGTACTTGTACCCGTCCAGGTAGAACGGCTGAGGATCTCCGCCCGAAGGACTGTGCTGGACAGACGTGAGTCCGTTCCAGACATAGCCTGCGCCGTCAACGTAGAGAACGCCGCGGTCGATTCCTGACTCGAAGAACTTCTCGCCGGGGGTACCCCAAACAAGTTTTGCCATTGGTCTACCTCCTAGCCTCTTGTGTTGAGTCGTGCGCGGCGCTCTTCGTTGAGTTGGCTGTTCCGAGCAGCGATCTCACGCGGTGACATCTTCTTCTGAGGAGCATTCTTCTCATTGAAGACCCGGATCAGCGTGAACAGCTTGTTCAGATGCCAATGCTCAGTGGCGAGCGGGATGTTGAGCGAGAACATCCAGTAGTAGACGAGCTCTGCTGTGATGGTCTCGCGCGAGGGGGAGCCCTTGGTGTCTGAGAACCAAGTAGCGGTCATTCGGGCGTTGATGTAGTCGTTCACCGCTTCGAGATTCTCTTGTGAGAGCCTCAGGTAAACGTCTGCAGGAACGTCCGGGGTAAGCGTCATGCATTGGATGTAGCCGATGACCTCAAGGTTGGTTTTCTCGTCGCGCCCGAGGAACGGCTTCTCAAAAGTTGACTCCCATTTTGACAGGGAGACCAGAGAATGCTCAAGCTCCAAGACGAAGTCGTCTGAGGTGAGGAACTCTTCGGTTGCTTCATCGAAGAGTTCGACCCCTGGAACAGTAATAGTGAGCATTCTCTGGCCTCCTTGTCTAGATCAGACCTACGCGGTCCGGACGAACGACCAGTCGTCGTCGGCGTTGACGGTGAACTTGTAGCCGGCGGCCGGGGTGGCCTTGATGACCAGCGAAGCACCGGTGGTGCCGGCGATGGTCGTGGTACCCGTGACGATCGCGTTGGTGTCGGCCCGGCGGTAGACGACGCCCGTGACGACCGGGATGGTGATGACACCAGTGGTCGAGACGAAGGTCGGGGACACCGGGGTGACGGCGGTCAGGGCACCGGCGAACATGCCGATGACCTCGTCCGGCAGGGGCAGACGCGGGCTGGTACCAGCGGTCCCGTACAGGGCGTCCTCCAGAGCCTGGAGGTTGGCCAGCGTCACCTTGGTGCTGTCGATCGTGAGGAGCGCGGAGTTCTTCAGACCCGTGACGGCCACACCGGTGGTCGTGAAGGCCCAGGAGAACGCGAGCGCCTCGGGGGTGTCGTTGACGGTGGCGTACGCCTTCTCCGACGGAGCCGCGGTGGCGCCGTAGATCAGGTGCAGCTTGTAGCCGTAGTCACCCGACAGCACGTCGTTGCCGAGCTTCGTCCGGTACGAGAGACCGAACGACTTGCGAGCCTGCTGGGCGACGCTGACGCCGACCTGCGGGGTGGCAGTACCGTCGCACTGGCCGAACTCCGGAGGGTACGTGTACGCCTCGATGGTTCCGCCCAGCTCCTCGACAGAGACGAGGTTGAGGTACTTGATGTTGTCGGCGTAGATCGGAGTCGCCTCCGCGCCGGTCGGGCTCTCGGTGACGGTCGTCAGACCGTTCCACGCGTAGCCGTTGTCGTACACCCCACCGTTGGGGATGTAGAGGACGCCCTTGTCGACACCGGTCTCGTAGAGACGCTCACCGACCTGGTCCCACTTGAGTGCAGTCATTGCTGTGTTCTCCTTAGAAGAAGAGGTTGAAGACGTCGTGGTTGAGGTTGTCCGCCGTGTAGAACCTGTTGAAGAGACACATCGGCAGTTGTGCGACCTTTTCAGGGATCGCGCTGTCAGGGTCCCGGTCCATGACAGTCACCTGGTACCGGACATGCCGGTTGTAGGGGTTGTCATTTGCGAACTCGGTCCTCGACAGGTCACGCTTGTAGACGATGCATGGATAGGCAAGCGTCATGCCGTTCGGGGGCTGGAAATACACGTTGGGTGTACCCAGGATCTCCTCAAGCAGGTCCTGCAGTTGCAGCCGTGGGGCCATTGTACACTCCTCCCAACCGCAGGAGCAGGCGGGGGCTCTCTACTTGGACGTCTGAGACAGTCCAGAGAGCCCCCGCCCACTCGATGTAGCGGATGGCGAAGAAATGGTTCATGGCGTACGCATCTGCAACGATGCTGATCGAGTTGTTCACGGTGAGGTCGTTGTTGAGGTACTCGCCCTCCGACAACTTGCGCGTGTTCTTGACCACATCTCCGAAATATGAGATCTCGGTGATCTGATCGGTCCACACACCAGGAGCCGTTTGAACGGACTCCCCGTACCCGATCTTGCCTGAGAACTTCGCCATCAGAACGCCGCCGGCTTAGGCGTTGCGCACGAAGACGAACTCGTCCGCCGCGTTGGTGGAGAAGTAGTAGCCCGAGGCCGGGACGGCCAGGACCGTGAACGTGGCGCCGGCCGCGAGAGCCGTCTGCGCACCCGCGGTGAGGGTGGCGTTGTTCGCCTTGTTCTTGTACACGACGCCGGTCGTGGTCGGGATCGTCATGACACCGGTGACGGCGTTGAAGCCGGGCTCCACCGGGGTCGCCAGGACGTTGGTACCGACCGTGGTGCGGACGACCAGCGCGGACTTGATCTTCGTGAGCGCGCCCGAGAGGCGGGTCTCGATCAGGTACTTGAGCTGGTTGTAGTCGATGTCGAAGTCGTCGAACATGCTGACCTCGCCACCCTTGTCCGCGCCGACGACGTAGTCCTGGAGGTTGACGACGATGCCGACCAGGTCGGGCACGTCCTCCATGACCTCGACCGAGATGATCGAGCCGACACGCAGCTCCTGCGCCACCTCGTCGAGGTTCCGGTAGATCCGGCGACCGAGGGTGTCACGCGCCGTGAGGAACTTGGCGATGATGGTCTCGGTGGTGTAGAAGTTGGGCGTGCCGGAGCCCTTGTAGAACTTGCGGGCCTTGGTGAGCTCGTCCACGACCTCGACGATCGAGGAGTTGGCGTCGCCCAGGTTGACCAGGACCGTGGTCGCGTAGAGCTCGTCCTCGGACGCGATCGGGCGGATGCCCACGCCGGAGACGGTGCCGTCCTGGACCTTGTCGGGGTCGTCCGAAGCGCGACCGTCGCCGATGAGGATCGCGCGAGCGACCTCCTCCTCGAGCATGAGGCGCATCTCGCCCTTCATCCACGCGACCACGTCGAGGTCGACGATGTCGATGACGTCGTCGCGGTCCAGCTTCTGCTTCTTGTAGATGGTGGTGGGCGTGGTCACGCGCTTGAGGAGACCGAAGAACTCCTCCTTCTTGAGCGTGCCCTTGATGTAGCCCTTGGCGCGCGCGTCGTCGTGCGTGATGTCCGCCGACACGGTCTTGATGCGGGCGAACGGGCTGTGGCGCGTGCCCGAGAGGACGCCGGCCACCCACTCGGTCTGACGCTTGTTCCACTCCGGGGTGTTGGAGAGGGTCTTCGCGTCCGGGAAGAGCAGGTCGATGCTGTTGATGCCGTGCGCGAGGGCGTAGTCCTCGACAGCGGCCTTGAGGGAGCCACCCTTGACGGCCATGGAGACGATCTCCTGGACGTCGGAGTGCGAGAGCACGTGCTCGGGCTTGACGGCGCCGGCACCGTTCTGCTCGAAGGCGTTGTGGGTCATGTCTTCGGTTCCTTCCTGGTGCTCGAGGGTACCCTCGTCGCTGTTGTTGGGGTCGTCGCTGTGCTGCACGGCCTCAAGGGCCGAGCCGATCATGTAGTGCACGAGATCCTGCTGCTCGGGCGACAGGGTGTCGTAGATCTCCTGCATGGTGGGGTCGCCTTCGGCGTGCTCCACGACAGGCTCAGCGGCGGGGACCTCGGGGACCACAGGGGTCTCCGGCTTGTCCTCGTGCTCGAGGGTGAGACCGGTGTAGATGATGACCTCGTCGGTCAGGTCCGTGTAGGACCCGTCGGCGTGGGCGATGCTGACGTTGTCGATCAGCGCACCGGGGTTGGCGCCGGACAGGACGAGGCTGACCTCACGAATCGCTCCGTGGAGGACGTTCTTCGCCTGCTCGACGAGCCGGTTTGCGTAGATCGACAGCGCCGTGATGTCCCCGTGCTCGACGAGGGCCTTGGCCTGCTGTGCCTGCTCGGTCGCGTTGAAGAAACCGTAGCAGTAGACCCCGTCCGCGCGGTTCTCGAGAACTGCGTGACCGAGGACGTTCGCGGGCTCGTTGTGACCGTGCTGCCAGACGAGCGGAACCTTGATGCCGTCCTGTGCCTTGAAGGCGTCGGGCATGATGGTTCGACCGTCGGAGCACTTGAGCCCAGCCTTGGTTGCGTAACCACTGAAGTCAGCTCCCATTTTGACTGTTCCCCTTCCCATTCTGTGACGACGGTGTGCCGTCTGCGTTCGGTTGTGTTTGATCTGCCGGTGTTGCTGGCGGAGCAGCCGGATTCTGTGCCGGCATGTTCGGGTTGCTGAGCTTGTCAGCGCCCTTGTCCTTCGACGGCTTGAAGCCGAGGACGGTTCGGAGCTCGTTCTTCGTGAGAACCTCGTTCCGGATGAACTTGTCCGCGATCTCCGCGATCTGAGCGATCGGAACCAGCTTGAAGGGATCGTGGAAGTACTTGATCGCCTGGTTCTGAGTGCGTCCGGTCTTGGTGAGGAAGGATCGAGACATAGCTTCCACGATTGCGTCCAGGATAGGGACGATGGTCCTGTTCATGTAGTTCAGCATGGTCGCCTCATCGGCGGTGCCGTTCATGACCTCTTCAGTCAGACCGAGCTGGATGTAGAGCTGCTTGGTCAGGTACTCGACCTGGGCCATCAGGTTGTTCTCTGCAGGCCGGTTGAGCTGAGTGATCTTCTCGGTGCCGTCGGTGTAGGCGATGCCGTACTTGCTTCCCTTGAGCTGGAACTCGATGTCCTTTGCTCGCTGCTCGGCCTGGGTCTTTCGAGCCTCAGACTTCACAACGTAGGGGAGCTGGATGATCAGATCGAGCTTGCCCGAACCGCTGGCCTCGTCGACCGCGTCCAGAAGGTTGAGCTTCCGGATCAGTCGCTGAAGAGTTGAGTTCGTCTCGTTCATGACCGAGTAGAGCGGGTTCTCGACGATGGCGACAGTCTTCTTCTCGAAGACCACCTCCTCGCGGATCCCCTTCTTCTCGTTGTAGACCTCGACCTTGACGTGCGCCGGGTACCACTGCGTGATCTTCCCGACTCGCATCGTCTTGACGTCGAACGACCCAGTCACTGTCGGGTTCGTCGTGGTGTCAATCGGAACGATCGCGATCACGCCGTTGTCGAAGAGCGACAGAGCCATGTCCTGACGGATCTGTCGTGGACCCTGGTCCAAGTTCGGCTCTACCGTGAGGCAGTAGTTGAGCCCGGTGTCAAGATCCTCGAGGTATCGCTCCTCGTCGTCGAGCCGGACGTGCTTGATAGCCACTCCGGAGACGTCGATGCTGAGCCTCGTGTAGATCGAGGAGATGATCGAGCGCTCGTTTGAGAACCTCATGCTTCCGCGCGAGGGCGGGCCTCCGTAGTTCACGATGCCGTGGGAGAAATCCTCGAGAGGCTGCTCCTGGTTTGAGAACGCGTTCCATGCGTGCTTCAAACGATCACTGATTCTTGCCATGTGTCACCTCCTCGCTCATTCGAATGACTCCTTGTTGGCCTTGTAGGCAATGTAGGCGTCCATGAGGGCAGCCACATTGTCGATCTTGTCTTCGGAACGCTTCTTCATCAGCTTGCGGTTGCCGTTGGTGTCCTCGAGAGTGATGGCGTTGCCCATGGCAAAGGACATCAGGCTCTCGTCGAATATGAGCATTCGCTCTTCGGCCAGGATCTTGAGCTCACCCAGCGGGACAGACTCAGAACGAGCGCCCTGAATGACCTTCTCGATCCCAAAGGGACCGTTCTCCTGCTCCCAACGGGTAACGAACTCCTTGGCGTTGTACGGGTCGAACCCTAGGGCGCGAACGTCGTAACGCGACTCCTCAATATGAGTCTCGAGGTCTTCGTAGACCTCCATCATGTCGAGGACGGAGCCTTCCAGAACGTGCAGGCTTCCCTCTTCGATGAACTCCTCGTACTTGTGACGCATCGCGCCCGGGAGCTTCATCTGTGTGAGAGAGGTGATGTAAGAGCGTGTCTTCACGCCGAACTTCCCACCCGGAAGCGGGAAGAGAAATGTGAAAGCACAGAAGTCATC